CAATCCGCTGCTGGGCAGTAAAACGACGCAGGAACTCTAGCCTCGTCACGGGGCCGGGGGGCAAGATCACCACCGGAGCTTTGGAGAAATTCGCGCCGTCGTACAAATCACCGGGGCCGAACTGAGACAACTCAGGTGTGCGCTCGATGCAGATGTGGTCTGGGTAGAACTGCTGCGCTCGCTCCACGGAGTCCGCGCAGATGCAATTCTCGATCACGCCGTTGATGATGAGGAATACGTCCATATTTAAGAGTTTCCCTCTGTGATCGTAGCCGAGGTAACGGTAATCGTGTCGCTGATAGCAATCGTCGTGTTGGTGATGTTGATGTTGCTGGCCGATACACCAACCGTCAGACCCTCAATTACTATCGTCGTGCCGTCTGACTTGTAGATGCGAGCAATCGCCGCCGTGCCAGCAGCACTTGCGGTTCCCGCCGAGATAGCGTTCAACGTTAGTACACCGCCAGACGCAGCCGCTGCAAAAGCAGACGCGCTACAGATGCACTCAACCAGTTGCGATGCGTAGGCGGTGGTGTAAATCCGCAGCTTGGCGCTGGTGCCAGCAAAGGTAGTGATCTGGTCAGCGCGGTTGTTCCGCAGCGTGGTGTTGAGTGTGATTGCCATGCTTTACGCCAAGAACCTGAGCTTGTAGAGCGTGCTGAGATACAAAGCGACGATCTCATCAATTATGTTCTGGATCGCGGTGTCTGACTTGTCGCAAACCTCGTACCGCATTTTTTCTATCTCATCGAGCTGGCCTTGCAGAAAATCTGTAATGTTCGCAGATTTTTTATTGGCCGGAACAGCAATCTGCCCCATCAAACCGTGTCTACCTTGCACTGCTTCCGCCAGATTGTCCGCCAACTCAATAATGCTTTCGTAAAAATTTTGCAGCGCCATGTGCTTGGCAAACGAACGAGTGCTAAGGTGGGTCGAATGAGCTACATTGCGTGCCAAAAACAACGCGCCGATAAAGTCAGCCATTGTAGGACTAGTCATGATTTGCAAACGCTCCGTGGTACTTGTTACGAGCTTCCATTGCAACTAACTCCGCCAACTCAAGGTCGTCATACCGCCCAAAGTAGTAATTTTTGTTGTTAAGTTTTAGTTCTACGTTCCACTTTTTTGCTTTGAAACGAATGTTTTTGAAACCACTAGTATTGTTGCGTAAGCGCCGTTTGTTACATTGATTTTCGCTTGCGGTAGCCGCGCGTAAATTTTCAACGCGGTCGTTGTCCCGTACTCCATCAACATGATCTACTTCGTCAGGGAACCACCCATGATGCATAAAAAAGATCAGCCGAGACCGCAAATAACGCTTTTTGTTTGCACGCACATAAAACCGCCCTGAATGAGAGTTAAAAGTGCCTGCTTTTGCGCCCGCAGGCGCTCTAGCATTAGCCGTCACTTTCCAGTACAAAGCGCCGTCACGGTACTCAAACAACCTATGCGCTTCATCATAAGTCATTGCTGGAACCCTTCCATAGGCATCTCTTGCTCCATTGGCATCTGCATCTCTTCCATAGGCATTTCCTGCCCCGGCATCTCAGAGATCAGATCGCCTGACGTAATCATGCCTGCGATGGTGCCTTGCACAATATCTTGAATCTGCTCGAAGGTCATGCCAGCCTGCACGGCAGAAATGCGCTTGGTCTCGGCCTCAAACGCCTTGATCTTGGCTTCGTAATCTTTGCGCTCTTGGTCTTGCACTTCAATAGACTTGCCGACGTTTTGCAGCATCTGGTGCATCTGCTCCATCTCCTGCCCCATCGCCTCCATCTGCTGCTGGGCAGCAGCAAGCGCAGGATTGTCATCGCCGTCGTCCATCAGTTTTGGATCAATGGTCTTGGCAAAGCGTTTCGCCATCTCCTGTGCGCCAGGCCAATCCATGTTCTTGACGAACAGATCGCCAGCCACAGCCCACAATTCTGGGTTGGCTTGCAGCATCTGGCCCATAGCCTCCAGCGACTCTTGGCGCTTGGTTGCGTAGCCGGGGCCGGTCACGGCAACCACATCGTATTTGCCAACACTCAGGTTGTAGATTTTCTCAATCACAATGCCCGATTCGTCAACGATCTTGTTGACAGGCTGCTGCTGGTCAGGATTGACCCTCACCATCTTGGTGTCGCCGTCCTCGCCAATGATCCGCGCCACGCGCTGCGTGTCGTAAATCTTGGGGATCAAGTCCACCAGTTGCCGAGCGACGTTTCGCACGCTACGAGCCAAGTTGTCGCCGTAGTGATACGTCCCGACATCACCCTCGCGCTGGCGGGCCAGAATAGCCTTGCCAGAACGCTCGTTAGAACCCATTCCCAACGAGGCGTTGTACTGCCCGGTGGTCGATTTGATGTCTTCTGACGCGCCTGCCTTGGCCTGCAACAGCCCCGATGACGCCATAGGCGGCTGGGCACGCTGTGGAAGCGGCAAAACAGCACCCTGACCGTCAGTTACGTCTGGATTGACCTCCAAATACGGCCAGTTTTGCGTGTTGGCGGTCTTCCATTGGGTTTCGTACCCCTCAAACTGCCCGCCGTAGCCAATAAATGGCGCTTTCGGGGCCAAAGCAAGCATTTCTGCCTCTTGGCTGACCCAGTAGTTGTACATCCGCTGTGCGTCCTTGGCATTTCGCACCAGACCGCTCACATACAGACGCCCATCAACCTCGTATTCGTTGCCAACAACCCGAATGACCGGAATACATTTCCCAGCCCAGTCGTTTTGCTCCAAAACCTCGTAGCCGTTGATCTTGCAGTACTTGACTTTCGGCCTGTCTGACTCGCGTGAGCGGATCGGTTTGCCAAAAAACGCCTTCAACTGTTTATCTTCCGGCGTACCGGCAAACGCCGTCTGGTTGCCAGGGTACAGATTCAGCGTAGCGCGGTCGTAGTCAATGTAGTAGTAGTCTGCAACTCGGATCGTGTCCTCGTTCAGCCAGTTGCTGATGGACTGATCGCCAACGCCCAACGATTGCAGCGTCGTTACAGGCGCTGCGTTGGGGTACATCCGTTCGTATTCCTCGCGGGTCAAGTCTTGCGTGACGAAACAATACTTGGCATCCGCGCCCGTCGGGTCTTGGATCATTGGGTCCATGTACACCGAGAACGAGTTACGCACCCGCCCGATCTTGATGTCCTGCTCAAACGTGTTGTCGTCGCAGTATTCAGTCAGCAGGCGGATGTAGCCCTCACCATACGCCACTTGGTTCTCGCAGGCGGTGTCGTAGGCTACGTCAGCGTCGCTGATGTACTCAATGTGCCGGATCATCCCATTGAAGATGTCGGCCACTTCAACGTCAGCGTTATCGTCCACAGGGATGACCTTTGCCGCAGGCCTGTTCTGGCGCTGGTCGTTGGTGACTTGCTTAACGTGTTGCGGCAGTTTGTTGATCGTCAAGCACGGGCGTGCGTTGATTGTCTGCCCTTGCACCGCACCGCGAGTCGCCAGCACATCAGCGGGCCATTGCCAGTGATTGTCCGGGCTACCGGCGTAGAACTTCAGGTCGTCAATCTCATCCTCGCGGGACTCGGACAGCGCCGACATAGCCATGTCCAACCGACTGCGAGCCGTTGACAGTAGGTCTTCGTTCCCGCTGGCTACAGCCTTCGCTGCTGTGATGCCGTTGTTATCTGCCATTATGATTTACCGGACACCCATGAACTTGCGTAATTGTTGCACATAGTCTTGTTGCTCCGGTGTCGGTTTCAACGCAGACGGGTCGCCCGACAAAATACGCGCCGCCACCGTAGACGCTCGGTCTACAGGATTGTCGCTGTACTTGGCAAAAGCAGACTCTTGCTCTGGCGTTAAAGTAAATCTGGGCGGCGCCATAGTGCCCCGACGCATATGAACTCGTGCAGCCTCGTTAAGCATAACGGCCTGTTTTTCGGCGTCGTTCAACTTGCTGTAGGGGTTCATTATGATGCGGTCATCTTCCGCAGCCATGCCAGCAACATGGGGGTTTTGCTTAAAATAATCGTCTTCGCCGGGGTACAGATCAGGCCGCAACCCAATACCGTACACCCCTTTTTCAAACCATGAATCTGAGCCGCCGGGCATTACTTACTCTTCTTGGCCGTCTTGGCCGAGTCTTTGAAGTCCTTGGCGCTAGGCGCTGCCTTGCTGCCGGGTTTGTTCATCTTCTCACCAGAGCCAGCCTTGATGCGCTCTTGCTTGGCGTTGATGTTTGCGTAGAGTCCAGGCTTCTTATGCATGATTAGCACTTCCATCGTTTGAGCGCCGCCTTGGCGCGTTCGCCGTCTTTGGCATTAGCCGCGACGGCACCCATGCGGGCACAAAATGACGCCTTGCGCCCCTTGTCTGCCTCGGTCTTAGGATTAGGCGCTGGCGCTTTCAAGTTACTGCCGGTGGCTGCGTTGTACTTCTCGCGCCCTTTTTCCGTCAGTCCCGCACCCTTGCTCACAGGCAACTTCTCGCCACGCCCTACAGACAGAGAAACATTTTTCTTCATGCTTAACTACCCATCCAAGATGTACTTACGCCGCCACCCTGCGCGTTAACCCGCCGCGCTGGTTCCTTGTACTCACGATGCGCGACAGGAAATGCAAACGTCACGGCCAGCGCATCCGCCGCGTCGGGCGAGGCAAGGCCTCTCGATTTCATTTCTTTCTTGCTCTCCAGAAAGATTGTACCCCGCGAGTCTGGTTTCATCATAGGCGAAATCAGATCGGTTTTCAAGAACTTGTCCTTGGGTATGCTGGCCGACTTCAACCACTCCCGCATTTCACCCCACATCTGCGCCCTCATATTGCCGTACATGATCGGGTTTTTCGCCTTGTTGCCGAAGTTGACCCCCTTGATCTTGTACCGCTGCTCCTTTAGCCTGTCCACGATGCCAGCGCCTAGCCCGCCTTCGTCGATGACGACCAAGGCTGGCTTGTACTCCTCGATCACATCGATCACATGACCTACCACCGTCATCGTAT